AAGGTTTCTCCGTAGGATGAATACCGGATTTTGCAGTTCAAATTGTTCTATTCTTCCGAATTCTCATTATCTTCAAAGCCGATACGAAGTTCACCGACTTTATTTCCGTCTCCACCTTTGATATTGACATTCTTATCGGCTTCCCATCCATTCCAGGCACCAAGCAAACGAGCGGCTTCTGTTTTACCGTTGAACTCATAGACAACTTCTCCTCTCTTATTCTGAATCTTCTTCAATGCATTGCGTGTACGCTTTGGAAGCTGCGAAGGACTTTTCATCTTTACCTTACCTGTTAGCTCATCGACAATATACAAGTCATTAGGATCAGAAGTTATGATATCCATCAGCACACGTTCAACTGTTTCACGTTTAACTTCAGATTCTTTCGCCCTCTTTTCTCTTATCTCTTTTATCCTTGATGTAACCTTGATGTTCTGCATAAGGGCATGAGCATTGCGCCAAACGCTCTCCTGCTTCATCTTAGTGCAGTCGTAAGCCATCCGGTATGCTTCACTTGCGTTGCCATCAATATCAACGTAATATTGACAGAACTTCTCTTGTTTCAATGTTAATACATTCTCTCTACTCATAGCTTCAAATTATTAAATTCCTGCATGAAGAAACAACGATAGTTACTCAACATGCAGGAATAAATTAGAATGGTTGTACATTCAAAGGATTTCTATTTCTCCGCCCCCGCATTTTTTTGAGAATTATCCTCTCTCCGCATGGCGAATACCTTTTTTACTCCGTCCTCGACTGACGTATAGGACAAAGGTACTAAATAGATATCCTGGTTCACCGATTGCTCCAAATTGTCAAAATCTCGTTTTTTATTAATCAACTCTATTTCAAGCGGTTTGTAGTATTTTACTAAAGATGCAAAATACATAGTAGTCACAGGCTGGACGTTACAGATGTTGATGAGCTGACGATTACAGCCCACCGCATAGATAAGTCCCTCGACAATATCATCTATGTAAGTGAAGCACCGGATATTCTGACCACAGTTGTATAAAGACACGTTTTCCTTTTCCATCAGGAACCAGAGAAGAGTTCTTTTTCGCGGATTAGGTCCATATACATTATGCAGTCGGCACCCGGTCGCAGCCTTACAATAGATAGATGCATACTGTTCATCGAAATACTTGCTTATTCCATACATAGAAGTGGTATTCTCCGGATTCGCTGTTGACGAACTGGCATATACTAACTTCACATGATACTGGTTACATGCATCAGCAACTCGCATGAAGGTATCAATGTTATCTTTCCTGATTTGTTCCAAGTTACAATTAAATACGCTCGTTTGCGCCGCCAAATGGAACACACAATTAATCCCCCCATTTTTCAGGAGCTCGCATACTTTCGTAGCTTCAGTACCGCACTTTCGGTCAAGTCCTATGACTTCAACCCCTCTTTTTGTCAATTCGCAGCAAAGGGCTTTGCCTATAAACCCCTCACTACCGGTTACAATCATTTTTCTCATCATCACAAAAAAATAAAGGTGTATCGAATAAACAATACACCAAAGGTTCAACAATTATATAAATTTCAGTTCTTATTATTACAATCTTTCCTTACCTTTGCAATATGAATAAAGACAGAAAAAGAGTTCTGATAATAGGTAACGGATTTGACCTTTGTTTAGGCAGAAAGACTTCATACAAGGACTTTTGCCAATCCGAATTTTGTCCCAAAGACTACCCATCTCCTTTAATCAAACATTTAAATGACAAATGGAACGATAATTTAGATGCTGTAAAATGGTATGATTTGGAGAATGAGTTATACAATTATTATATAAGAATCAAAAACAATAATGGGCAAATAATAGACCTATACAACGACAAGGAGAAAGAAATCTTAAATCTGATTCAAACCAATGGGCCAATCTCTAAGTACAATTCATTTATACAAGCCAATGCCGAAACAGTAAACAAACTATTAAATAAAGATATATTATGGATGCCACAATTTGATTATTACCTCCGTTTGTCCCATGAAGATATATTAAATTCTCCTATTGAACGAGACAAAAAAGCCTTACAGCTCATAAAAGATGGATTAATACAATATCTCATAAAAGTACAGCAAGAAGCTATTAACGAAAATTCTATAGCTGCAATTGTCGCAAGAGCATTTATGCAGAATAAATCAAATGATCAAATTGTCATATATTCTTTTAACTACACGAGTTTTAGTGAAGTAGCTCCTAATTCCAGTTTTGCAATGGAGTTTAATGATACAATAAACTATGTACATGGATGTATCTTAGATAGAAATATTATATTAGGAACAAAAGACGAGAAAATTATTCATAACTATGACTTCATACAGAAATCATTTGATTCCCAATATAATCCCCCAGCTATGGTATATGATTTAATGGATGCTGATGATATTACAATATTTGGGCATTCATTAGGCATAAATGACAGTCAATATTTTAAAGCCTTTTTTGAAAGACAATCTTCATCCACTAATCCCCAAAAGAAGAATATTACAATATTCACTAAAGACGCAAAATCGGAAATTGAGATAAAACGCTCACTACAAGAAATGACAAATTGGAATTTGACATCTTTATATGGATTGAATAATCTCCAAATAATTAAAACAGATGAATGTGTCAATAATCCAACCTTATTAAGAAAATACATCAAAATGTATGTTGACAATGAAGAAGATATTGACAGTATAATTCATATCTAACTATTATGTTACTATTATTCTGTACTATTGTTATTTACTCCATTTACTACCACAGTATACACATCGGTCATATCTCTCCATAGCTAACGACTTGATTCCTTTCATTTACGACCAAATTACACAAGCAGATATCGTCCTCTGAATTGATATTGGGATACTCCCAAAATGACAATTTCCCTTTAGCCGGTATCGGCTCTGGAAATAATATAGGATTAGCTAGTACCCAGTTATAAATAGGATTTTCATAATAGCCTTTACTATCATCGGATTTCTCTGCCCATTTAGAAGGATGATTAATAGAGCATCCAATTATTTCTACACTTCCAATGATAGCAGAATTGACAATGCCCTCTGCGCATATTATTTTTCGTTGAAACTCAACAGGCAGACTATCCCATTGAGCTTTTGTAAATACACTATTGGGATTTCTCATTTCTACAGGTTTCCCACTTGCATGGATTAACACTCTATGCCCTATGTATTTCCATGGACACGCCCAGGTACGGTTCTCGATGTTTTTAAAACCGTGAACTATCAAAGAGGCCCACGGTTGTTTTATTGTTATTGCTTTCATTTCTTATATTATTTGTTAATATATTGCCATTCATAGACTACTTTATCGTTATCCTGTTCCCATTTAGCCGGTCTATCTTCACCCCAAAAATCAGCATAATATATTGTCTTACCGTAGGCTTGACAATCAGTGTAAGTCATTTTTCGTAGAATATGGGAGTTTGGTTTCGGGTATTCATCTTTGAAATTACGCCATGGATTTTGCTTTGCCTGCCATTCTGCACCTTTTCGAAACATATTAATCATTGCTTCTTGGCTGAAAAAGAACGGTTCACATTTTTCTATTCTCGCAGATTCTCCGTATGTGCTAATAATTACGGTAGAAGATGAATAGCTATGCATTAATTCTTCTTGGGCAGCAATTTCTAGTTCTTTCATTCTTTATAATTTAATGTATTCACTTTTCTAAAAAACTTCTTGTCTGGCTTTTCCGCAAATTCATATACTTGGCCAACACGAAACATTTGTTTGAGAATGAGTTATTGCACATCTAATGCGCAACACTCTTTTATACAGATATACTTCATATTAGTCCTATTCATTAAATTGCGGTATATTCATCCAATGGGTGACTCCTAAAAGCCTAACAAGATGTTCTACTTCTATATTAACTACAACTAAGAATCTTCTATCGGAAGTAACTACGACAACCTCATATAAAGATTGTCCATCGTTGGTTTCAGGTAATTGCTCTTTTACACTTATCCAAGGAGATTGCTTTTTCTGCCACTCAACACCAGACGCAAAAACTTTACGCATATATGTTTCAACCACATGCGGCTGATTGATGCGATTTGCTAATTGAGCTACCAATGATTTAAAATTCATATCTGTTCTTGTTTTGAATTACTTTTTTATTACAACTGCCA